TCCATTTTGTCGATGATGAATCATTCTTACACTCACCAGAAGTTACCCGTGTAAGTCGCCAATGTTCTTCATTAGCCGGTGTATTCATCGAAAATCAGTTTACTCCTCTAGTTCCGTCATTAAGCGAACACGTCCAGAATCACTATCACATTATTCCCGAAGATAATTGCAACAAATGGGTAAGAGGCGGTATTCCAACTCGTGATTTAGTTAAGGATATAGACTATTTCTCTAGGTGCTCTAATGATGATGAAATTAAACAAGGTTTAGTTCAGCGTAAGAAATATTTACACAAGTAAATTATTATTTTCTCTTTTTATTTTATATGAGTTTTAATCGTTTATTATATGATTCATGCGCTACTGTTCAATACAATAATGAAAACGTTGGCGTTATTGACTATTTATTAGATCAACACAAAATGGAAAATCCTCAAAAATGCCGTCATCAATTAGGTCTTGTTGGTGGTGCTAATGTAAGTCACATTAGAGGTAATCTTGTAGATTTAGAGACTGATTTATTCGGTATTACACGAAAAAGTTCAAATTGCCCTTGCAAGAAATACCTCAATAAGTGTGCTGTTTCAGAAAATTTAAATAGTTGTCAACAAAAAGAAATTGAAATAAAACCCAATTGTTCTACTGTTGGAAGAACTATAGATACTACTCCAGCACATTTACCTAATTGCCAAACTATAAGATACAAGCCAATCCCATTACCTGGTGAACCAGATGCTCCATATTGCCAAGAACCTTCATGTGGAATGGCTAATAAAAGATCTTGTGGATACGCGAATGGTAAAAAATAAAATATTGCGATAATTTATATGAGTTTAAATAGATTAAGATATGATACCAATAGTTATAAACATTCATTAGCTGAATCTGTTGGTCCATTAGAATATCAACTTGGAACTCCCCAACAATGCGACGAATGTTTTGTAAAAGACCCCAATTATCGCCTTCAGCGCAACGGCGTAAGCACTGATAAAAATAATGTTATGATTGATGTAGATAGTGAATTATTGAACTTAACAAGAAAATTAAGTAACGATCCTACTAAAAAATACATTCCCAAAGAAGATGAATCGGGTAATTTATGCACTGAAACCAAAAAATTCCATCCTAAAGAATGCAATATTGTCAAGAGCGAATACACTTTACTATCCAATCCACCATGCAATTTAAGAGGCACCGGTTGGAATAGATGGGAATGGTTATGTCAAGATCCTCAAGAAAATATCATCACACCATTTTACTTCGGCACTGACACTAAACAATTATCTAAGGATCTTCACCGTCCTTGTGTCCCAATGCCATTCAAAAACCAAGGTCTTCCAGTTCCGTCATCAAATGAAGTCAATGATGAATTAGAGCAAGTAGAAGGTGTTCCAACTGGACCTTTAAGCACTTCATGGCAAAACATAAATAGAATTAAGTATTACTAATTTTTCTTTTTTTATCTATTAAAATATTAAATATATCATTTGATTTATTTGTATATACATAATAACTGTTACCTAAATATACTAATTCAATTAGATTTTTGAAACGCAATATTTTTACTATCTTTTTTAAATCTATAAAATCTGTATTACCTATCTTCATAAATGTATCATAAAAAATAAGTTTTGTATATTTGAATTTTTTTTTGCTTTTATTTTTACAGAAATGAACTTTGAATTCATTTTCAAGGAAACTCTTGCATAAAGGACATTGTATAGAATTTTTCAACCATCTATTAATACATTTTTTATGAAAAATATGTTTACAAGGAAGTATTTTCATTGTTTTTTTATTAATATCATCCAGACAAATACTACATTCCATAGAATATATGGATAGATAAAAACATTAAAGCTTAACGGGGATTTTAAAATCAGTTTCATTATTGAGAATACTTTTAGATTTTTCATAACATAATAATCGTGTTTCTTTTTGCTTTACTACTTCTTTAATGAATTTTTGACTCTTCAAATATAGCATAATTCTATGATAATCTTCAAACTTGAATTTTAGATGATTATCAATGATTTCTTTTGACAATGAAGGACTTTTATAGATAAAATTCAAAATGTTATATGCTTGTTTGGATACATTCTTGTATTTATACTGGTTCTGTTCTTTACAATTAGAACAATTTTTACCACAAAATCCTAATGGAGATTTTTTTGGTATTAATTCTCCTAAATAACTACATATTAAATAATGAGTGCATTCAATATTATTTTTTATTAAGTCATTGAAATCATAAACCTTATTCATCTTATTTTTCTTCAGTCTTTTATAGATTACTAGATCTTGGGTATTATAGAATAATATACAATCAGACATTGCACCATCTCTTCCAGCCCGTCCTATTTCTTGATAGTATCCTTCCAGTGACGTTGGCATATTAAAATGAATCACAAATCTAACATTTGATTTATCAATACCCATTCCAAAAGCTATAGTTGCTATGATAATTCTTATGTCATCATTCAACCATTTTCTCTGCACTTCTTCTCTATTTTTTTTGGATAGCCCAGCATGATAATATTCACAGTTTATATTAAGTTCTTTTAGTTTGATGCATAGTTTTTCACAATTAGCTCTGCTATAACAATATATAATACCGGTTTTATCATTGTATTTTTCTTTTATAGATGAATTAATAAATCTAATTGTATCTTTTTCGGATGGTTTTTTCTTTATAATAATATTCAAGTTGTCTCTGAAAAAACTGTTTGTGAAGAATTTAGGAGCTACAAGATTTAACGTTTCTGTAATATTTGATACGACTTTCTTAGTAGCTGTTGCGGTGAGAGCCATAATCGGAACATTAGGAAAATCCTTTCGAAGTGCCGATAGTTTAAGATATTTGGGTCTGAAATCATGTCCCCAATTGGATACACAGTGGGCTTCATCAATTACAAACCGATTAATAAGACCTTTTTCATCAAGAGATAGCAAAGTATCATGAAGTTCATAATTAGATAAAAGTGTCTCTGGTGTTGTATAGAGTATTTTGTATTTTTCTATATTTTCTATAATTTCATTCTTTATTTCTTCCTTTGTGTCTCCTGATATCAAACATGCTTCAATATTTTTAGATTTTAATGCTTGCACTTGATCGTAAATAAGAGACTTAAGAGGACATATAACAACGCTCAAACCAGGATAATAAAGTGCGGGCAATTGAAAACATATTGATTTACCACTACTGGTAGGAGATAAAATGAATATATCTTGCTTGGGTTTTTTAAGAACAAAATCTATAACTTTTTGTTGAAATGGTCGCAATGAATCAAATCCATATTTGGTTTTTAGAAGATTATCCATGATTGTATGGATATATAGTTGGTGTGTAAATATCAATTTTTAAAAATTTGATTTAAATAACCAATGTCTTAACTATGTAGAATAATGTTTAAATTAATGTCTGATGCGTATTCGTGTGCTCTTGAGTCGCCATGTTTACATAGACACGGTGCAATAGGCACAATAAATGGTAAAATTATAGGAAAAGGATATAATCACTATTACGTTCCCAATAATGGATTATTTGAGTGTAAAGAGGGTCATTCGTGTCATGCAGAAATAGATTTGTTATATCGAATATGCAAAAAATATAAAATTACTAAAATTTCAGATATCAATAAAAATAAAATATTAAAAAAACTAAAAATATATATAATAAGAATTAGCAATGGAAATAATGTTATGAATTCGGCGCCATGTTTTCATTGCACTAAAGTATTGAAAAAATTCAATGTGAAAGAAATAATATATTCTAATGATGATGGTAGTTTTGATTCTTGTAAGGTAAAAAATTATACTACTGATAAAATTACAAATGGAAATATAAAATAATTAATGAATTTCATATTTAAAAATTATAATTAGTTATTTTATAAAAGTTATGAAGACAGAATATGTATCAAGTGTATTTAATGATAATGAAATAGATTTTTCAAAAGATAGTAACTATAAAGATTCTATTGTAATAAACACATCTTTTGTCCATCATAACTATAAAAATGTTAATATAAATCATAAAAAGGATATTGAATTATATTTTATGAGTTTGAATAAAGAAAAATACAAAAAAACTCTTTTCAGCAAGAATTATGACTATAATAATAGCGAGTTGAAAAAAATGCTTTGGTGTTTTAAAATTAATAAGGACATTAATAGAAATATGATAATATCTATATTTAAACTGAAAGACGGTCAATATTGTATTATTTCTTATAATATAAATTTGATTCCTTCACCTATAAATATTTATATTTGTTATGTTAAACAATATATAGAAATTTTGATGTATTTATTCAAAATAGAAAGTGAAATGAAAATGGATACTAAAAATTCACATTTGATAAAATATCCTAAATGTTTTTTTAAAAATTTTAATTTTATTTATAACTATTTTAATTAGCATAAGCAACTTGACCCAATCCACTCATAATACGTAATATATTGTAACTTACCGCATATGCTTTCATTTGGACAGAGACATCAGTAATAATATCATTATCTAATGTTACTTCAATTGATGCATTATCTATTCTTGAAAAATTGCAAGAACCGGACGGTTGATGATCTTCAGGTTCAAAGGCAAAACTGTATGTATTTATACCTACTGCTGGAACGCTAGTGTGATGGTCCATTGGTTGAATTACATTAAAATAAAACCCATCTCGTGGACTTATTCTATCATTAGAATTCAATATTAACTTTGCTTCTTTAACAGGATTTTTGCCTTGATCCAGTAATCTTGTTTTATTTCCACTTGATAGCCAATTTCCGTAATATTGTGATGCTACATTTTGAGTTGTATCGTCTAATGTAAAATTGTATTGATCGTTTTGAACGTTATTAACACCTAAAAATCTATCTATATGTTTATTTTTGTATGATTCAACACTTCCGCTTGTAGCATCAGTACTAACATGATAATACTTTACTCTATCGTATCCTAATTTTTTTTTGTCCTCTAATGATCCAGTTGATTTTAATTTCGTTGTGGCATCACTTAGCCATGAAGTGGTTGGGGTAGAATTAGTTTCACTTAAATCAGGTTCAAAAAGACCTTCGATATGCGGCAATGAAATACTTGATAGTCCATTCCATATATTTTGTGGTTTTCTTCCACCAACCATGCCTACACCAGAATTGGGTTCTGGAGTTCCGCTGAAACCTGTATAGTCAAATTGAGTTGTATAGTTGTAATATTGTTTTCCTGCGCGAGATTGTGTGTATCCATCTTTAGTATAATTATCTTGTCTGATAACCCATATTAATTCTTTCACTGGGTGAGTGAAATTTAAATTGTAATTTATTAAAGTTGTATTAGAACTACTTTGCACTGAACCAATTTGTATTTTTTCAATTAAATATTCATGAGCGCTTTGTGCGAATCTTTTTCTCTCATCAGTATCTAGATATACATAATCTGCGTAAAAATATGCATTATTGAATTTGGGAAGCGTTGTAAATATACCATTCCCTGTATTTGTTCTAAAAGAATCTACTGTTTCTTCTGTAGCCCAAATAACATTTTTTAACATTTCAAACTCAACTTCAATATTGATATCTGAATGATTTAATGCTATTAATGGTAATGCCAATCCCGGGCTTTTTGTAAACCAAAATTGCATCGGTATATAAAGTTTAAATTCATGCTCTGCGCTTGTGCCGTCAAAAATATTATGCGTTTCAGTAGTATAATTAGAAGTGTGAATTTGTGTCAAATATGGCACATTTCCAACCATTTCAGCGTAAGCTTCTGCTTTTTCCCCCTTTTGAGTTAATTCATTCCAAATATGAAGCCACTCTCCGTCGTGTCTATCTATTTCAGTCCCACCAATATTAAATGATGCCTTTTTTATTAAGATATGTCCTAACCAATTTAACCATCTGAAAGCCTTAAAATTATCCTTACTCGAGCAATTTATTTTACCTGAATTAATTTCCACTTCTAAATAAAGTTTATGAAGTAGATCGGGACCTTTTAAAATATTACATGAGTTAGTATCTCCAAAATTCGGTGATCCATTAAATATTAATTTACGAGATTCGATAGCAAAATTAGTATGACGTCTGTAGACTACTTTAAAAAAAGTAATTTGTGGATTTCCGGTTAGATATAAATCTTGAGCTCCATATGCTACCAATTGTAATAATCCTCCTCCCATTTATATAAATTCAATATTTTATTTCTTTAAGTTTACACTTAAAGATTAAAAAAAATATATTTATATTTAATGTTATGGCGTCTTTTAAGACAAAAATAAAAAAAAGAGACACTTATGATAAACGAATAACTTTAGAAGCAAAACATAATGAAATAATTGATGATATTTCAAATCAAAAAGAAACCATTGAATATTTAACAACAAGAAAAAGAGAAATATTAAACTTTTTAGATAATACCAAATTAAGTGATAATAGAGAACAAATAATAGAATTAAAAGATGAATTGATAGATATAAATTCAAAGATTAATAAAAATACTAACAATGATATTGATTATTTTCTTGATAATGGTAGATTACTTTTTGATTATTATGAAAACAAAGAAAAAACAGCTTCTGGAGAAAATCGCATTATCAATAACATCAAACGAAAAAATGACGATAAATCAATAATGGATTATTTTGGAACAAAAAAGCCTGATGACGATGTTGATAATATTGTCACTAAAGATAAGATTATTGACTCATATTTTTCAAATACGGATACAAACTACATAAAAAAGGGAAATAATTTTAATATTGATATTTGCACTAAATGCAATGTAGAAAAAATACTATATTTATCTGAAGGAAAAATTGTTTGTAAAAATTGTGGTGATGAGTCATTCATATTAGTAGATAGTGATAAACCAAGCTATAAAGATCCTCCGCGTGAAGTAACATACTTCTCTTATAAGCGCATTAATCATTTTAACGAATGTTTAGCACAATTTCAAGCTAAAGAAACAACTGATATTCCCCAAGAGGTGTATGATAAAATTTTGTTGGAGTTGAAAAAAGAAAGAATTACAGATATGTCTATATTAACACCTATAAAAATCAGAGGTATTTTAAAGAAATTAAAAAAAAATAAATATTATGAGCATGTTCCTCATATTATTAATAAACTCAATGGAATATCGCCACCAGTAATGAATAGAGAAACTGAAGAGCGATTAAGAAGGATGTTTAAAGAAATACAATTGCCATTTCATAAGTTTTGTCCTAAAGACCGAAAAAACTTTTTATCATATAGTTATGTATTAAGAAAATTTGTTGAATTATTGGAACTTGATGAGTTCATAGAATGTTTTGTTCTTCTTAAAGATAGAGAAAAATTAACCGAACAAGATCGCATCTGGAAAAATATTTGCGGTTTTTTAAAATGGGAATTTATTCCGAGCGTTTAATCTCTATTGATGGTGTCATTGTATCCAAAATTACGTAAGTAATTGTTATGATACTTAGTGTCACTAATATATCTTCATTGTTTAATTTTTTAATATTGTGTAGGGATAAAAATGATATAGTTAATAAAATTAAAACCTTTATTAATCTTCTTATAAATTCTCTCGGATTTATCATTATAAAATATATTAATATTTTTATGTCAGAAATTCATTTAAAGATTATTAGAACAATTGATTTATATCATGGCTGATACACCAGTAGAAGAATTTCTTGAAAACGATACTCCTATTTTAGGACAAAATTACGTATGCCTTTCTTTTGTTTCTCCGGAAAAATTCATTAAACAAAAAGAAATGTATTTGTTCCATAATTACATGACCGATAAATTTAGGGAATATAATGAACTTATAGCCCACATTACTAAGAAGCAAATGAAGTTGGATGAAGCAGAACTTGACTCTTTATCCGATGATGATGTAAAAGTTGATATCAATAAAAAACTTGTTAAAGAGCTAAGAGAGAAGGCTAAGCTCCAGTTTGATTTTAATTACGACCAGTTTAAGGATAACTACAACGATTTTATTTATCGCTCTGGTGAGAAGTTATCTGAATCATATGCTAAAGAAACTGATTATAAAACATCTATGAGAGCTTTGAAAATTCGCGGTGTTTATGAAACTTACAAAGAAGCGGAAGTCCGAGCTAAGTCACTTCAAAGAAGAGATCAAAGTTTTCACGTTTTCGTAGGAACTGTTGGAGCATGGTTACCATGGGATCCTGAAGCCGACAAGGTCCAAAATGAAGAATATCTCAATGAGGAACTTAACTCATTGATTAAAGAATACAAGAAAAATCAAGTCCATAAAGATATGTTGTATCAACAAGAAAAAGAAGAAAGACAAAAGGATCAAATGCGCGCTAAGATTGCCAAAGAAGAACTTGAGAAACAAGAATTAGATAATAAGAAAAACATGGCTAATATTGAAGAAAACTTAGATGTTGCTGATCCGTGGTTAGCATCAAAGCCTGAAACTGAAGCCGAGCCACCTGTTGTTGAAGAAGTAACCGAGAATTAAATTCTTTTTATTTATTAATGAAATCAATCGCTCTTTTTTTATTATTATTTTTAATATATTACATAACATATACCATTATGAAGTATAAATTAAATGAAACAGAAAAAGATATTGAAATTAAATTCAAAGAAGTTCCTAAGACTCTTATTGAAGAACAATATGATTTTGATGTATCTAATTATTTCTTCGATATAAAGAATCAAGATAATCTATGGAAATTATATGGGGGGATCGCAGGTAATTAAATATATTTAATTTATTTATATGAAATCGCTAACGTTAATTTTATTTACAATATCAATTGTATTTTTAACTATTGGATATATGGAGCTAAAAATTAATGAAAAACAAAATCAAAAAATTATTGAATATAGATTTATACCAAGATCTATGATAGAAGATCAAGTAAATCCCGTAAATCTTGAGACAAGTTTTGTTGATATGTTTAAGCGTGATAATCCATTTTTGTATCAAAATAGCGGATTGGAAAATACTAATCTAATCTAACTGGTCTTGTTAACTCTTATTGTAGGACCTCTTCGTTGATGCATGCTAGGATCATATGCATCTTCATCTTCGGAATCAGTGTCTTTTTTATTTTGTGCTTGATATAGCCAAAATTTCCTCTCGCAAATTTTAAATTCTTCATGTGAAGAAGCTTTATACCAAAATACTTGGTCTTCAAGCTTATTACTTTTAGCATTATTATTTATTACTAAACAATGATAATCTTCGGTGCATTGGTCCATTACTTGACAGAAGATTTCAAATGATGGAAACATGCCAGCATAATTTTCATATAACCGTTTTCTGTTTGATACGTAATTTTCACGTAATATAAAAACGTAATCTATGTTTGTTCTCAGATTAGGTGTAATACCTAATGCATATTGCATAGTAATTATGAAAAGAGTTTTGTAATGTCTACCATTCATAAAAAAGGAACGAATATTTTTATCACGAAGCCACGAATTATCGTATAGACAATCATCCAATATAAGAAACGCCCATGGATTAATGGAACTTTTATTATAGACTTCAAGTTCTTTTTTCCACTTTTTTACTACTTTTTTTTGACGCATCATAACATTATTTACTATTTGAGGAGTATATTCTTCATGGATAAACATTTCTGGAATCATATCTCCATAAAATTTATTTGCACCTTCAGTTCCAGATATAACAGTCCCTATAGGTAAATTTCTATGATGATAAAGCATATCTTTTACTAAAAAACTTTTTCCGGTTTCACGTTTTCCAATGAAAACACAAACTTTATCGGACTTGATGCTTTTAATATCAAATTTTTTAAGATTTAA